TCTCCAAACACCTTTGTAGTCTACTAAGTCTGCTCTACAATTAGCTAGTCTGTTTCTTCTGTTGACATCCACGTAAGGTGAAAAACAATCCCAGTACATATGTATATTTAACTTATGTACAGGTGCATCTTTTTTCCAACAGAATGCATGTATAGGTCTTCTAGTCCAGTTCACACCATTTTCTAATAAACATTCAAACAAAGGAACCCTTCGCTCTAGACTAGCTACGCTGTGTACATCACAGACGCTAAACTCTCCATGACCTTTTTCGTGGTCATACATATACTCATCTCTAATATAGCAATTAAAGGTGGGTAAGTTGTGATTTAGAAATGCCAATTAACTTTTCTTTTTAGTTGTTTTCTTTTTAGTTGGCTTACTTTCTACTTCCATCTTTTTTAATTTGCCATCATTAATCATGGCATAAAAAATATTTTTTCCCTTCTTAGGGCCATATCTTCTTGTAAAATCTTCTAAGGTTCTTTTACCTTGTGTTGTTAGAGGCATTATGTTTCCTTTTTAAATCTAGTTTAGCTTTTTTTGCAATAGATACAACTTGATTTTTACCCATAACTTTTGCACGTTGTTCCATAACTGTAAGGATTTGAATCTTCCTAGCATACGGCTTATTGACCTTACGGACCTTAGCCACAGTATTCTTTGCATCCTTTGCTGTTGCAAATTTAATACTAACTGTATCTCTAGGATTCTCATCCGTATATAGTCTTCTACCAGAACCCTTGGGTTTTTTACCCTTTCCTTTTTTTGGGTCCGCCATTTTTAAGAGCTGCCTTTAAAAGTTTTCTTTGTGCAGTGTGGGCCTTAACGGCTTTACCTAATCCTGCAGCTACCTTTTTTACATTTGCTTTTGCTTTTGGTTTCATTATTTACTCCTATCTCTATTGTTTTCTAGAATCTCTACAGACTCTGTTCCCTTAATCGCCTTATAAACATTTCCTTTAGGACTTACGGCCTTTAACATGTTTCTGAGATTTAGGAGGACTTTTTTTACTCCCCCCTGAACCAGACCAAAGAACTTTATTAGCCCAATAAGCGGCACTTGTAGGACCTTTTGCAATATTTTTACCATGCCTTGCTTTAAATGATTTCCTAGCTTCTGCACTGTAGTTATGCCCCATAGAGGCATCCCCGAATCGAATAAGTCTAGGTTTTCCGTTTTCAATAATAGCAACCTTACCTTTCTTACCGCCTTCAGTAGTCCTAACTGCTTTATTGAATCTAGAAAGACCATGCCTTTTAAGAAACTTTTTTCTTTTTTCTGCTTGACTTTGTTTTTCTGCCATTCTTTTTAGGTTTCATTTTACCTACTGCTATCATTATAACAGTTTTATCTTTAGGTTTCTTTTTTGTTTTACTTCCGTATGCCATTATGATTTTTTCATTGCTTTCTGAATGGCCATACCCCTAGTTTTTTCATAAGATGATAGACTACCATCTTTATCTAGGTCGGCTTTTGCCATATCTAGCTTAAATGCGGAAGTCCGATTGTTTCTGTTATCGGACATTCCGTTAAATTTCTTATCTTTAGAATCTCTTAGTTTGTTCATGACCAAATAATACCTGCAATAACGGCAGCTACTGCAAAAATAGCAATTATCTTGCCCTTCTTGTTAAGACCATTCCAAAATTTTAGTGCCTTTTCCTTCATTTTCCCCTCCTAGCTATATTTCCTATATGCTCTCGTTTTCTTCGCTATTCTTTTTGGTTGTTTTGCGAATTGTTTTCCCTCTTTTGTCGCTTTTCTTTTTGCTTTTGTCGTTGCTGCGTACTCCTGCGGACTTAAATTCTTTATCGCCGCTGAGGGTAAGTATCTCTCCCCAGTCTTTGAAGACGGCTTCCCAGACTTCGTTCGCCATTTTTGTTTTCCCCATGCTTTAAGACTTCTTTGAGATTTTTTTAATGCCATTATTAGCTTCAGCTATCTCTATTTGTAGCCTCCTCCTGCTTTTTTATAAGCCACAGCTAACATTTGTGCCTTCCTCGCACTCCACTGTCCAGGATTACCCCCTTTTCCACCTGCTTTTATCCTATTAAATAGGTTTTTTCGCATAGTGGGCTTGGTGTAATTACCTGCTTTGTTAACTGTTGACTTCTTTTTTGGCATAAATATCCTTATTTTATTAGGTTATAGGCTGTTCGTGATGCCCCTTGTGTTACCTTGAATGTGTATGATGGTGTGTGGCCTTTGAAATCAGCCTACTATTATATAGTATACACCTAAATATCGTATCTGTCAAGAATTTTTTTATTTTTTTATTGACAGAATCGCCAGAGGGGTGTATAATAGATATTATATATCGGTGGCCCGAACAGTATATAACATATATTACATATTTATATTCGACACGTATATCACATATGTTAGATACATGTGGGGCAGATGTCCTTTCAAACCTAATCCCGATATTTTAGCATAACCGCATATACATAAGGGACACATAGCCCCCCTGCCACATGCATAGCCTACACATATCAAACACATATCAGATATAGAACCCACATATGTTAGATATATATTAGTTCACAATGTGGAACATATATTGAATACAGTATTTTCAAGATGTATAGCAAGTGTGGGTTACGTGTAAATC